TGTGATGAGTGTATTCTTGATAAGTAGAAGTCAGAACTTGGTAAGTTTTCCTCTACTCTTTGTTTGTTCCAATAACAGTGCCAATCTTCTTCACCCTCAAACGTGTTCCACATCTTTGAGCCAATAAAATCAAAGTCCTCATAAAAAACTCCCAACTTGTAAGTTGCTCTACACGATGGCATCCATTCTGATTCAGACTCAATTCCTATATCTTTAAAGAAACGCTTTAAGTAAGGTGTAGTTGATGCTGACATTTCCAAAGCCTTGTAAGTAGGGCTTTCTATAACTGTAATATCATAAGTTCCTTTAGCATGGAAATAAGCAGCACTCATCCAACCTGCTGTACCACCCCCTACAATAATAATCTTTTTCATTCCTCTCTCGCTAAACAACTAATTCCATCCTTACTTGTCTCATCCATAAACCCTTTGTATTTATTAAGAATCTTCCCATAAGTATCTTCTTTAAATGAAGCAATAGGTTTATCTAAAAGTTGGTCAGTAGCAGGGCAGAATATAAGTTCTGACTTACTATTGATATACATAAACATCTTCATCTGAGCAGGACAATGAGCATTAACATCACCATTCATCTCAGGGTCGTATGACTGAATAAAGTTAAAGCCCAACTTACTTGCTGAGTATTTACACTTATCAAATATCTCTTTAGCCTCTTTGTCTTTGCGCCACTTATTACCCTTTCCTGTTGCTTCCCATATTCTAATTCTATCAACCCCAAAATCAGATATTTCTTTAAAAATTGCATCAATATCCCCAAGGTTGTAAGCGCCTATAGTTACAGTACATACAGTTTCTAATCCTGCCTTTATTGATTGCTTGATTGAGTTTACTTGTTTTAAATATGAGCCTAAAACTTGATGAACATTGTCATGTCGTTTAGAACCCTGATAATTAAACTGCACCTGACTTACCCCTGTCTTGGATAACTCTAAAGCATAGTTCTGATTCCAATCACCGTGAGTACAGACGTGAACCATAAAGCCTTTAGTTGCTTCCCTGATAAAATCTAAAAATTGGGGGTGTTCTGTAGGCTCACCGCCTGTTATGCTTATCTGTGTAACCCCCATAACTTTAAGTTTAGCGAGTACATTTTTGAAGTCCTTAATACTCATTTCAGAGTTTAAATCTTCATTAAATCCACCATAACACCAAGCACATCCATGAGAGCATTTAGAGGTTATGTCTATGTAACCCCATTTAGGATTACCATCAAATTTATCTACTTTTTCTTTTGAGGAGTAAGACTCTTTTTTTGAGAAACTTATTAGGCACATTAAAACTCAACCCAACCTGTTAATATGTATTTTGTATTGCTTAATGGCGGATTGCCTCTATGAGTATGCGTAAAGTGGGCAGGAAATATAACCAAAGTACCGACTGTTGGCTTGAATCTTTTTCTTTGATATAAAAACTCAGTTTCTCCACCTTCATCAACATCATTAAGATATAAAACATAGGACAGCACCCTTTGAGAGTATCCTCTTGAAGAAGCTTCACAATGCCAAGAGTGATATCCACCACCTATAGCAGTCTTTTGACATTTGTTTACATAGATTTTATGTTTTTCAAACCCTTTTAATATATCAAAATCGTTAGCGTAAGATTTATAACCATTGTCCCAAAAAACTCCAAAAAATTCCTCACCTACCGCCCTACTAAAGCTACTAAAATCAGCCTCATCCAATAAAGCAGCTGTGTCTATTGACACATCATCTTTTTTAATCTTGGTAGTCCCCTCTGTACCTTGCCTTGTATAAGTGAATCCACTATCTTCTATGGCATCGAATTGCTTTATAACCCTATTACAAAACTCTTCGCTGTATAACCCTTTGTATACACCTATAAAATCTTCCATTATTTTCTATTTGTTTGATAGACTTTGAAAACTTTTGCCACGCCGTCTATATACTTTACTGAGCCTAATTTACACCGTATGTTTTTGTATTCATAGTTTTTGTCAATAGGAGTAATCGGTGGAAGAACCGTATTACACCATTTAGAATTATCCGTGTCAAAGTCATTATTATCTTCTAAAGGTGTCGGCAAATTGTAGAAATTAGCCACATCTTGCATGTTTTTATAGTCATCAATAATGAAAAAAACTTCTGTTGAATCTGTATCCTTAGCAATAGAAATTTGGTTATTCATTGATTGCGGAATTTCTATATGAGAAATGTCAGCATTAATGTTCATTTCAACACCTTCAATATCACATATATATTTAGATTTGTAATATTTTTTAATAGTGCCTCCTTTTATGGAAAAGAAGCCCCAAATGTTTTTATTGTTTGGCTTATAATCATAATAATCTTTTCTAATGTTTGTTTTTTTATTAATAGAAAAACTCATTGAATTATCCATAGAAACGCCTGTTTTCAAGAACGTCTCTTTGTAAACATCTCCGTTATTATAATAAACAGTCTCTATCATAAGTCTCCTAAGGTTATAGTGTTGCTTTCAGCCTCATATATAGAAATAACTTCCTTATCTTCAGTGGTGGTAACAATATTATCATTCTCATCTAATGTAATATTTTGCACTCCAACCTCATCACTGTGAAACATTAATTTAGCTTTTACTTTTATATCATAAGAAGAGTCATCAGGTGCAGACACTTCTATTAAAGGATTAGTGGAGTTCTCATAGTATAAGTACACACCTGATTCTGAACTTTTTGAATGAAACAGCTGACATTTGTCTTGGCTTGTGCAAAAAACTGTCCATACAATTCCATCCCTTTCTTTAATATCTAAATCTGAATTAATACTTGCGGAAACCCTGTAAGTATTTTCGCCTAACAAGAATTGGTCGCTTTCTAATTTTGCTGTTACTGTAATCATATTCCACTAACCTGTCCTGTATTACCTGTTGTTTGAGAGCCTGCAGCGCCTGCAGAGCCTGCAGAGCCTGTAGCGCCACCTGATGTATTAGAGCCTGCAGCGCCACCATAACCACCATTATCACCTGTGTAATTCGAGTTACCACCATCGCTACCTGCTTGCCCTAAATTGCCACCTGCGCCACCTGCGCCACCTGTGTTGTTGGCTGTTGAACCACCATTGCCACCTGCGCCACCTGCATTAGCAGAGCCTGCTGAACCGGCGTTTGAGTTATCTAATCCCGAATTACTCTCTCCCACCTCCCCCCCTGCGCCACCGGGTGAGCCTGCTCCGCCACCACCACCGCCGCCAAACGCGTCACTGCCACTCCACTCACCTGCGCCACCACCACCGCCACCACCTTGTCCTGCTGCTCCTGCTGCTCCACCTGCTCCACCTGTGCCACCTGCGCCTGCTGTAACAGTTCCTACTGTTAAGAATACAGTTGATAAGTTTGAGCCTAATTGCTGATGGTCGTATGCTGCACCACCTGTGCCACCTGCACCACCTGCGCCACCTGTTCCGCCCGAACTGTTGGCTGTTGAACCCGCACTTCCGCTTGCTCCTTGTCCTGCTCTTAAACCATTGGCAGGACCACCTGCGCCACCGCCACCACTAGAACCTGCTGAACCTGCTGAACCTGTGCTTCCTGCAGCGCCTGCAGAACCGACAATAGAGCCATTATTTGTAATATTCAATGTAGAGCCTGAACCCCAACCTGTTCCTGATAATAAAGCTGCAGTGCCTGATGAAGATGATGAAATTGTTACACCTGAGTTAATTGTTAGATTAACTGTACCTGTACCACCAAACCCTGCTGATGTAGCCATAGCGTAAATGTTTAGATTTGAGGTGTTTGAGGTTTGAGTTATATTAGTTGAGTCTGAAGTGCCATAAAAATCAGCACCAATTTGAATCTCACCCGAGGCAGGGGCATTACCCTTACCGTGATATTCACTTAAATTATGAGGTGCTGAACCACCAAACTCTGTGGCTATTTCACTTAGTTTTATTTGACCTGATGATTGTAAAGCCATTATTTACCCTCTAATTCTTCAACCTTTGCGGATAACTCTTTAATTGCCTCAACTAATAGACCGATAGTTTGGTCATACTGTAAGACCTTGTATTTCTCACCATCATCTATTTTTAGTGGTAATTCTTTCTCACTGACTGCTGACGGTAATACCTTTTCAACATCTTGGGCAATTAACCCTGCTGACTCTTTACCGTCTGCTGTGTAAGTAAAGGTACAGCCGTTAAGTTGATTCACTTTAGATAAAGCATCTTCAATAGGTTGGATGTTTTCTTTTAAGCGTTCATCTGAGATAGTAGTTGAATAAGCAATTACATCACCATCTGCGTGCAAATTTCCAGAATTATCAAGGCGCATATCTTCATTGCCGTCTAAAAACCATCTATGTGCTGCTGTGTCTATTTGATAAAAGTCATTACTATCCCTACCAATATGAGTAATACCATCTCTTAAATCAGGCTCGATTGAGAATGTCGTACCTGATATATCAAGACCTGCACCTGCTGAGTAAGTAGTATTATCGTTATTATCAGCCGCCCAAACTGCTGTGCCTGATGATGAATATTTTAAAAACTGACCACTTGCACCGGCTGTTGGTATATGTTTATCACCTGCACCTGTAGGATGACTATAA